CGACCTCCAATCGTTAGATTTTAGGTCTAACTTTTGGGGGTCGGTACAAAGAGCATATATAAAACCTCTTACAACCCTTTATATTTATAGGATTGTAGGAGGTTTGTTTTTTTGCGGTAACAAATATATAACAAATAATAGCTTTAAATTATGCTTAAATGACTGTTAAAGTTGTGTTATTTCAACTCATACGGTTAATTTTATTAAACTTAGAACATTTTAACATCCTTTATTATTGCCGCATCGTTTTCCTTAAGCTTCTTTGTGATGTGTATATATATTTCTTTAGTGATTCGGCTTCCGTCATGCCCTAGCCGCCTAAATTTTCTTTGTTTTACTTTGTTTTCTTAATTTTCTTTGCTTTTGTTTAAATCTGCACGTACTAATTGGCGGATATAGTCCGTTTTATTTGGTACGGTTCTAAGTCGTTCTATAACGTCCTTGTCGTTTTCGTTGTGGAAACGTATTCCGAAGTTTGTCATTTTCTCTTTGTGGAATTTTGTCTGTGGGTCATAATTTCCCATATAAAAACATCCTTTCTCTTGCCTGAATAAAATATATTTGATAATATATATTTAAAGTTTGGGCGGCTTTGGCAAGTCCACCGCCCTTCCTTCTTTCTGTTAAGTCTTACTTATCAAGTAAGGCTTTTATTTCTTTTACGGCTTCTTCTTTAGTTTCAGCCTTTTCGATGATTGTTATAATCATCTTTAACACTGTTTTAAACTGTGTATCTGTCATTCCGTTCTCCATATTGTCTCCTTTCTGCCGCCGTCCGGCTATTTGTTAAAGCTTTTCGGTTACTTCCTTAATTGTCTTTATTATGTATTATGCCATAGGTCTGACCCTATGTCAAACACTATTTTATAATTTTTTATAAGTGTTATAATATATATGTTAAGGTTTGAGCATAAGTATCAATATATACTGTGAAGGTATACGAAAAGGGCTATTCTTCGGAATAGTCTTTTTTGTTGCCTAATTCCTGGCTAAAACTTGGCATGACATTCAACAACATTTCCGATTACGGTTACAGTTACAGTTACAGTTACAGTTACAGTTACAGGCTTACAGGCTTACTTATAACCTCTTCTTTGGTAAAGGTCATAGGATCATAAGCCGGATTAAACGATATAAGGCTTATCCCTTCTCTATATTTCATCAACTTCTTACACGTTGCATGTTCATTTTCTATCTGAACAACCACGATATCGCCAGTCTCGGCGTCAGGTTGGATTCTAACAATTATAATATCGCCTTCAAGAATTCTGGGAGTCATGGAGTCACCTTTGATACGGAGTCCGAAATATTCGCCTTTTTCGGCTAATTCCTCAGATATCTCTTCTTAAAGGTGTAAAGGTCGTTGTAGAAGGAAGAATTCAAACAGGTTCTTACACAAACAAGGACGGACAGACAGTATATATAACAGACGTTATATCTGAACAGATAGAATTCGCAGAGAGTAAAGCAGCGGCTTCCAGATAGGTAGAACCGGAACCGTCAGGGGATGGATTCATAAATAACATTGATGTTGAAGATTTACCATTCAATTAACGAGGTTTATATATGCATTTAGTTGTCAAAGGGAAATATCCGAGCCTTAACGAATACATCGGGAAATGCAGAACACATCCACAAGCAGGAAACACAATGAAACATAAGTATCAAAACATGGTGCTTGCGGATATTCTGGAGCAGACAAGGCGGTTAAGAATAGATTCAAAGATTATTCTGCATTATACATTTTATGAGCAGAACAAAAAACGAGATAAAGACAATGTGTCGGGCTTTTTCCATAAAATATTCCAGGATGCACTTGTGCAAGCAAGGATAATTCCCAATGACGATTGGAAGTATATTGAAGGCTTCAGCGATTCCTTAGAGGAAAAGCTTATCAGAAAGAGAGGATAACATTGACAGGAAGGGAATATTTATACCAACTTATACACATTGAAAACGATATAAAGGACTTAAAACTTAGGCTTGAACGTCTGGAAGCTGATTTATTAAGCGGAGACGGTATCAGTTACGACAGAGAGAGAATTATGAAAAGCATTAATGTATCAGCAGGAGAAGACAAAATTTTAAGGCTTATAGAGCTTAAAAACGAAGTAAATACAAAAATAGTTGAGCTTGAAGAAGAGAGACAGAAAAGAGAACACTTGATAAACCTTGTAAAAGATCCGATATCACGGCGATATTTAAGACTTAGATATATTGAGGGATTTAATAACAAGCAGATATCAAAAGAAATGAGTTTAAGCCATGACCATACAAGAGGGTATGTTAAAAATAAAGCTTTAGAGGAATTTGACCTTGTTTTTTTACAATATCTTGAAGGAAATAATACAAAAATATTGACATAGTGAGTTCACTATGATATAATATATACATAAGTTAAAGGAAGGAGGTTTAAAAGATGGATGTAGTTATTAACAACATGATTAAATTACTTACAATTGCTCACTTATCCCTTGTAATAGTAATATTACTTAGAGATAACTAAGCAAAAGTAAGTAAAACCAACCTAAAGTGTAAGGGCTTAAAAACCCTTACACGATAACTATATCACATCTTAAGCAATATGGATAGATTAGAAAGGATAACAAGTACACTTTTAGTTGTTGCTGTTGTAATTAAGTTTACAGATTTTAGCTTAAAGAATCCTATGGACGTGATTATTTTGATTCTTACGGCTATATATACGGTATTAAGCTTGATTGACTTAGCAAAGAAGAAAGGAGAATAGGAATGCCAAAAGGACAACCAAACGCACAGACACTTGCATCAATGAGATATCAACAGAAAATCGGACTTATACCGAAGTCTTTCAAAATCAAGAAGGAGTTAGCAGATAACTTTAAAAAAGCATGTGAAGAAAAAGGAGTCGGACAAGCGGCAACAGTTTCTAAGCTTTTACAAGGCTTTATTGATGGAAAATTCATAATTGAAGAGGAAAACAAAGAAATTTAACACATTTTAACACACTTTTAAAGAAAGTTAACACACTATAACACACACAAACGTGCTATAATAGTATTGTGAAAAAGTGGTTGATAGTTTGATACGTATGTATCGTGCTTTCATTTCTAAAAGAGAAATAAATTTTCTTTTTAGTTTTCCTTTCTAGAAAAAGGCGGAGTTTATACTCCGTCTTTTTTGATGCTTTGATTATTAGATCCGGAGGAAGTCATGGAAGAAGTAAGAACTATATCGGAGTATTACACAGAGCTTGGAGACAAGGTCATAAGAGAGAATAGCAAACTGCACTGGATTGCTGATGTGGGATTGTCTGTGGGCTTTATGAAGTCGAACAAGGAAAAGACAAAAGGAAAAGCTCTTGTATTTGGAGAATGCGAGAAAGTACCTGCAAAATATAAGGAGTTTATACCTTACGACTTCTTAATAACAGTATACGAAATAAATTGTGCAGGTTTTACCGAAGAACAGATAAAAATACTTCTTTATCATGAGTTATTGCATGTAGGAATGGACGACTCCGGAAAAGAAGTTAAATATATTATAAATCCTCACGATGTAGAGGATTTCAGAGAAATTATAGACAAATACGGTTTGGATTGGTGTAAATCGTGAAGCTTAAGGAGGTGATTGCATGGCACGAAAGGGAGCACCTCCAAAATACGAAAAGTGGTTGACTGAAGAAGGTCTTGCAAAGATAAAGACGTGGTGTGATAAAGGATTGACTAATAAAAAGATAGCCAAGAACATGGGAATCACAGCCGCAACTTTATGCGAATGGCAAAAAAACTTTATTGAATTATCTGAATTGTTAAAAAACAGAACCGAAGACATGATTGACGAGACCGAGAACGCTTTATACAAATCCGCTAAAGGTTACGAATACAAGGAAGTGACAAAGGAAAGAGTGCTGAACCGTAAAACAGGAGAATACGAGCTTGTAGTTACTAAGGAAGTAACAAAGCACGTACCACCGAGCAACACGGCTCAAATCTTCATCCTAAAGAACAGACGAGCGGAACAGTGGCGAGATGTCAACCGGATAGAAGTTTCCAAGAGTGTGGATGAATCAGTTAAGGAGATGGATATATACTTTGAATCAAGAAAAAAAGATGGTTCTTGATATGCTTTATGAAGAGCCTTACAGAGTCGGTATGTGGGTAGGCTTTAAGGATTTAACAAGCTTGCATAACAAATGGCTTAAGTCGATGTTGTACGGCTCTGATGATATGACACTTCTTGCACATCGAGGAAGTTATAAAACAACGGTTCTTTCCGTGTTTCTTGCTTTGCATGTAATTATTAAACCGTCTGAGAATGTTATCTTCTTTAGAAAGACAGACACAGACGTTTCAGAGGTTATGCGACAGACAGCAAAGATATTAACAAGCGGATGTATTAACAGACTTTGCGAAGTGCTTTACGGCAGAAGTTTAAAGCTTGTTAAGTCTACAGATTCAGAGATAAACACAGACTTACACACAGGAATCAAGGGAACATCTCAGATTGTCGGCTTAGGAATCGGTACATCTATAACCGGAAAGCATGCAGATGTTGTTGTTACTGATGATATCGTAAATATAAAGGATAGGATAAGCAGAGCAGAGCGAGAAAAAACAAAAATGTATTACGATGAACTTCAGAATATCAAGAACCGAGGCGGACGGTTTATCAATACAGGAACTCCCTGGCACAAGGACGATGCAATATCAGTAATGCCAAACGTGGAGAAATACGACTGTTACGCTACAGGTTTAATTGATGATGAAGCATTGGAAAGTCTTCGGGAATCAATGACAGCTTCACTCTTTGCGGCAAACTATGAACTTAAGCATATAGCGGATACCGATGCAATATTCAAGGCGGTTAAGTTTACAAGCGAGAAGGCGGACATTGTGGACGGTATCGCACACATTGACGCAAGCTACGGCGGAGCGGATTATACAGCGTTTACCGTGATAAAAAAGCGAGGCGACAAATGCATTGCATACGGTAAGCTTTGGGCAAAGCATGTAGATGATTGCCTTGATGAAATAGAACTGCTTCACAGACGATTCAGAGCCGGAACGATATCATGCGAACGGAACGCAGACAAAGGGTATCTTGCAAAGGAACTTAAAGAACGAGGGTTCACGGTCAAGACATATCACGAAAAGATGAATAAATTTCTTAAGATAACAACATATCTAAGACGAGAATGGAACAATATATTTTGGATAGATGAAACAGACGATAAATACCTTGACCAGATACTCGATTATACAGAGTATGCCGAACACGATGATGCACCGGATTCGGCTGCTTGTTTGATTAGAGAGTTAGAGAACAAAGGACACTTAAACAAAGTACATGGAGGGTTATGATGAGAACGGAACTATTCAGAATCAGTGATGATACGATTCTTACAGAACAGAAGCTTGATGAATACATCGGCAAGCATAATGTCATAGTAAGCAACAGATATAAAAAGCTTCAAGATGCATATAACGGCAATTATGATATTTTCAGGCAAGCGAAGAAGCCAAGTTACAAGCCAGACAATAGAATAGCTGTGAATTTTGCAAAATACATCACAGACACAATGAACGGATTTTTTATGGGAACTCCGGTTAAGATGTGGAGTGATGATGAACGCATTAATGAGTTTGTAAACTTTGAAAGTTTTTATAATTCCCAGGATGATATTAATGCGGAATTATCAAAGATATCGTTGATATATGGAAAAGCTTATGAAATGTATTATATAGACGAGTACGGAAAGATATGCGTAACATATCTAGATCCGATGGAGTCGTTTATGATATACGATGAATCCATCATTGAAAGACCGAGATATTTTGTGCGGATGTATAGAGATACAAACCACATCTTAAGAGGTTCTATCTCAGACGAATCAACAGTAAGATACTTTGAAAAGAATCCGAACCTTAGATTCTTAAACGAATACGAAAAACCGCACGGATTTAACGGAGTACCTGCTACAGAGTTCAGGAACAACGAAGAATGTATCGGAATATTTGAAAATGCTATGTCACAGATTAA